TGGTTGGTTAGCCAACTCTTGATCATAAACTGACATTTGATTTGAAGTTTTTTTGGCGAAATATTCATTTCGACTATCAGCAACTTCCTCTGGGACTCGTGCTAATAATAAACCTCCTTGACCGATTACTCCAGCATTCTTGCCTTCATCAACCACAGGGGTGTCAAAATCAGGATACTCCTCTGCACGGACTAATTCATACCCTTCTCTTCTTCGTTTATAGACATTTTGCTTATCGTCAAAGTCCATAACTCGTTCTCTTATCCACCTGTGTTTATACCCCACAGGAGCTTCGGGTGCATCAAGAGTTTGAGGTGGCTTCCAATCATGTTTTCTTTCCTGTTTTTCACGAGTAGCAGACTCTCGATTTGATCTATCAGCCATCTTATGCTCCTTTTTGCAGTTTTAATTTTTGTTGTGCATATTTTTCATATGGCACACCAAGTCTATCAGCAGTTCGTCTTTCGCTCTCACTTAAGACTACTCTCTGTTTACGTCCAGTTTTGACAGAAGCTCTGCCATTTACAGGTGCAACAGTTTGGACGTTAGAACCATTGCTCTGATCTGTTGGAAACAACTTAGACATTTCTTTATCTATTTCTTCGTAGTATTTGTCATCTGTAGCATCATACATTCTTGACACTTTTTTATCAGCTAACATCAATGCTAAATTTTTTTCAATCTCATCTTCTTTTCCATACCAAGGGTTTTTTGCAATCCATGCTTTAATTTTAGGATTGTCATCAATGGATGGTTGTTGTGGTTGTTGTGGTTGTTGAGCTTGATTTACTTGACTTTGGCTCGCATTTTTTTGAGCTGCTTGCTCTTGCTCTCTTTGTTGCTTAAGGACTCTGAGTCTTTCTTTTTCAATATTGACTTGAGTAAGAGCTGCAGTTGCTTCAGCAACTTTGTCAGGATCGTTGGCATCCATAGCCTCCTTTAACATAGCTTTGACTTGATATTCTTGAGATGTAACTCTAGTGTCAAATTCATTAGTGTAACCATTAGTGTAAGTTTCAAGTTGTTTTCTTAACTTTTTATTTTCTTCTTCAACTTGCTTACCATAGTTTATTGCATTGTTTGCATCATCTTCTGCAGCTTTTCTTTTTGCAGTAAGTGCATCAATTCTTTTTTGAACTTTCTCACTATATGATTCATGCTCATCAGAATCTTCACTACGAACAATTGTCTGTTCTTTTTTTTCTGGTTGAGCTTCTTTGTTAGCAGAATCTTGATTTTCATCCAGCTCTACAACGAAATCATTTTCGTTAGAAACTTCTTCAACTTTATTTTCTTGTACTTCGTTCATCATTACCTCCACTATACATATGAAATATCTGCTGGGTCAAGTATTGTTGCTATAATATTATCGTCATTTATAATTCTTAGCTCAAGACCATCCACTTTAAACCTATTTCCAGCATATCTACCCATAAGCACCCAATTCTTCTCAGAACAGTACGCTCCATTTGGGAATTTATCAGAATCTTTATACGCATCTGGACCTAGCTTTACAACGTAAGCTACGACTGTTGCAAAAGACTCACGATCTCTAGTTGCATCAGGAATAATTATTCCACCCTTAGTCTTTTCAGATAAGTAATAGGGAATAACAAGTATCCTATATCCTGTTGGTTGAGGTAACCTCTCTAAAACTGAAACATCTAATTTAGACGGATCTTTAGAGTTTTTGTTGGCTTCTTCTTTATTATCAAAAGCTTTTGATATAGCTTTTGGAGTCGGATTAACTGCTTTAGCTTTTTGTGCCAGTATCCGATTTGGCACATACAACTTCTTAGTCATCTTCTATACCTTTCATCGAGGTTCTTAGTTCTTCTTCAATCCAGGTTAGACCTCGTATTTCACCTGTTATTGCTCGATAGTCTTCCATAGATCCTATCGCTCCATCAGCCAAAGATTCACTTAATTGTTCTTTTCTTTGACGTATGTTCTTATATAAATGCTCTGCTAATTTAACACCATCCATCTTATAAATCTTCTTCTTGATACAAGTTAGCACACATAGGACATTTATATTCTTTAAATTTATACATTCCTACAGTTGGTATCGGTTCTTCATGCACTATTTCTTTCATAGCTATTTTATGAATCCAACAAATTTTTATCTCTGCTTCTTTGGTCATTTTTTTGTGTCAGTCTTTTTCATCTTGTCATAAGATCTCATACCACCAATTCCGAGCATACCAAACATTAGTGGCATCATCACAGACATATCTGCTTGTGGAATAGTTATACCAAAACCAGCACAAATTGGTGCTACCATATAATTTATACCAAGAGATAGACCTGAAATCCAGCCTATGAGAGGTCGCCACGAGCTTTGAAACCAGTTGCCTTTGGCATCTTCTTTAAGAACTTCAATTTGAGCGAGTGCTAATTCCTGTGCGTGTCTTTCAGACATGGTAGCTATCTTATGGGCAAGATCTGCTTTTTTATCTGCATCTGGAATAAATTTATCTAAAAGTCCTGTAACAGGACCTATAAGTGCTTGTAACATGGCTACCTCCTAATATACCTTCACTTTTTTTGGATCAATATTTGGCATAAGTTTACACATACATTCATAATTTTCAACATTAATCGGAACTTCTATTTTTTGATTGCTTAACCTTTCAGAATAATAAAGACAATCATTAATATTTTTAAAGTACACTCCACCATTAAAATTATCATTCAAATAACACATAAGAAAAAATGCAGTCATTTTTTTCTTGCACGTTTCAATGACTCTTTTGCAGATTTAGCTATTCTAACTACCTCTGCTTTTTTCATTACTTTTGCCCTTTGTTCCATGACAGTAAGGATTTGAATTTTTCTAGCATAAGGCTTGTTAATTCTTTTAACCTTTGCAACTGTTGCACGAGCATCAGTAGGAGTTGCAAATTTAATCCTAACAGTATCTTTTGGATTTTCGTCAGTATAGAGTCTTCTACCTGAACCTTTAGGCTTTTTCCCCGTACCAGTTTTTGGATCTTTTTTTGCCATGAATTTATCACTTTTTCTTTTTGTTACCCATGACACTTTTTAAAGACTTAGCTTGTTTTTTATGTAAAGCACTTGCTTTTTTTAAACCTTTAATAACTTTTTTAATTTTACTTTTCTTTTTTGGTGCTAATGCCATAATTATCTCCTTTGTGTTCGTGACCCATCCAAATACCGAAAACGCCTGTCATAACGCCCATGACGACTGATACGAACGCAGATTGACTGGCAGTTGGTGATTCGAGTTGCATGAACCATTCTGCACATCTCCATGACATCAATGTACTAACAAGCATCATTAGTCTTGGTAATATTTTGAGTTTGATTAAAGTTTCTGCGTTCATTGTATTAACAGCTCATTCAAACCAAAGCCCTCCAGTAATATTAAAGTAAAAAATAACAATAAAATTCCACCTGCTATTAGTTTACCACTAAAATTAGTTGATCCAATCTTTATTGCAACAAATTCATTACTTAAAATTCTTAAAGACAACTCAAAACTGTTTTCGTCAATCTTTACATTTATTGGTTTTTTTTCTTTATCACTCATCTTCTACCCTCTTTGTACATCCACGCAAGAAAGAATAAAAATCCTATGACTGTGCAAACTAAAACAAATAATCCTATACCTTCCCATATTTTTCTAATAAATAGCTGCCTGTCATATATATCTTTTTTTCTTTGAACTCGAATATCAGCTTCCATTTGCAAAATTTCGTTCCAAGAATTAGGACCATGATAAAAATTTATAAAAGTTTTTAACTCTTGACGTTGAGCCTCAAGCTTTTTTTTTGCAGTAAAAGCCTCTATTGCACTAGCTTGTATTTCATTACCTTTGAAAAGTCTTCTTAGTGGTGAGGCACTTTTTGCAGATTTTTCAACATTGTCGATATCACTTAATGCTGACATCCAACGTCCTAAATCTTTACCCATAGATTCAATTTCACGACCAGCTTGAAAGCCACGTTTAATTGCATTAAATGCAGTATTTGCTGCTGTTAAAGCCACTCCAATTGTTGCTGGGTCCATTAAAATATACCTTTAAATTTTTGTGGCTTGGCTATTTCAGAAAATTTCTTTATTACACCACCACTACGTTTTTTTATTGGTTTTTTTTGCTTTCTTTTTAGGTTTTTTGTTTTTGGTTTCGATTTTCCTGCTGTTGTCAATGCTATCGCTATCGCTTGTTTCTGTGGATATTTCTCCTTCTTCAACTTGCGAATGTTCTGGCTGATTGTTTTCTGGCTCGACCCTTTCTTCAATGGCATCTACAACTCCTTCTTTTGCGAGTCTTCTTTTAATTTTTTTTTGTTTTTCAACTTCCCATATTTTTTCTTTAATTGAACTAACCATGATCTACCCTTTCATTTCTTTTAAAGCAGCTATGTCTCTTTTTGTTTGATCTGCTTGACTAGCTAACTCTTCTTGTTGATCCAATCTTTGTTGATCTAATAATACATCATTTCTTTCTTTGTCTTTTTTAAACTGCTGTTCAGACTCAAATTGTTGTTGTTTTTGAGCGACTTCTTGTCCTCTTATCGCTAACTCTTGTTTTCTAATGGAAACTAAAGGATCTTCTGTAGGAGGTGGTGTAATTGATTGTGCATATTGTTCACTTACCTCACTTGCTATTTCAGCAGATCTTGAAGCAACTTGATCTTGAAACTGCTTCATAGCAATCGGATCAGCCTGCATCATTGCTTGTTGTTCTGGAGCCATCTGTCCTATAATCTCCTGTTGAGCTTGTATTTCAGACATCATAGCTATGTGCTCTGATATATGACCTTGCAAAGTCATCACTATAGAAGCATTTGATTGTGCTATAGGTGTAGCAATCATAGCTAAATGAGCTGATATGTGTGCCTGATGATTTTGCTCTGGAAATGCTTGTAATCTTGCACCCCTTAATGCTTCCTGATTTTCTTTTGCTGGATTCATGGGCATTGGCTGTGGGGGAGGTTGTAATATCGTATCAATATTAGTCACACCCAATGCCTCATACATTTTTCTATACGCCTGATACATACCATTAGGTCCATGTATTTCAGGGTTGCTTTGAGCTAATTGTAATTGTGTTTGAGCTAAAGCAATTCTTTGCGACATAGAAAATATGTTTGGGTCTGACACTGGCAAAACATCAATTCTTTGATCAAAGTCAGACTGTTTAATCTCTGGAGGAGCACCTGGCACTTGATAAGGATAGATAGGAGCACCCATTGAAAATATTCTTGCAAGTATTTTAAACTCTACTTTTTGTGAATAATGTAGACGTTTATGTATCGCAGACATAACTTTTGTGCCACGTTCCATGATTGCCATAGTTGTGCCTACAGGAGCATTACCTTGCATCTCACCGACTTTCATGTCAGCCATAGACGCAAAACGTCTACCTGAATCAATTAATGTTCCAAGTAACGAATATAAAGTTTGAGATGGTTCTTTAAATGGCAATGGCATGATCGCTTGTCGTAAGTCCATACCAACCATATCAACATCTCTAAACTCTCCAGGATTAAGAGGTGTTTCATCATCTCTTATACGAGCACCTCTTGCTTTAAATCCAGCAGGTAAGTTAGATAATGTACCAGCATCTATTAATTGTCTTAAAATTGATGTTGAAGCTCTTGATAAGCCTCCTATCATATGCGTAAGACCAAACCCATAAAAACCAAGACCAGGCAAAAACTTATAGTGTACAAAGTAAGGTATTTTGCTACGTAACGGATCGGCTTCGTTGAAATTCCTTTTGATCGATAATACTTCACCAGATTTCTCCAAGATTGTAACGATATAAGGCATTTTCAATCCAGTATTTTCACCAGTAAGACTTTGATCTTCAAAACCTGGCAAATCTAAATCGGTGTGTATTTCGTATAATGTTAATTCTTCGTTGTAACTTGACTCTGAATGAATGCCTTCAATATCTTTAATTGTTTCTTTTACGTCATTGTAATCAACTCCATCGGAGTCTGACGTAGGTAATTCAATATCTTTGTAAAACCCACTAAGCTGCAACTTTCTAATTTCATTCGAGTCCATGCGAATGACATGACAAATTCTCGTAGAAGTTTTTAAGTCTGTGGCATTGTAAGGAACTATTAAATCCTCTGCATGAACAAACTTAGAAACTGCTCTTTGCAACGAAGGGTCAAAGTAAACTTTTTTAAATGATGATCCAACGATAGGAAGATAAAATAACATCTGATCTAACTCTGGATCATACTCTTCCATCTCGTAGGTTATTTGATAATTCATAAAATTTTTAACACGTTCAGCCTGTGCTAATACTTCAGGAGTTTCTTGTCCTATAATGGCTGTCTTAACAGGACCTCCAGCAGGTAATAATTCTCTATAAGCCTGTGCTTGAAACTGTGTAACAGATTCAGCAAGCAGTGGATGAACAATGCCAGAAGCACCTTCAAAAGGTTCTGCTCTGTCCTCGTAGTTCATTCCAAGTAATTCTAATCCACTTTTATATTGATCTTCCCATTCTTTTCGTGAGTTTATATCTTCTTGAACTTCATTTACCATTTCAGAAGATATTCTACCAAGTTCAGTTTCATCAATAAACTCTGCAAGGTTGGCATTGAAAGGCACTTGAATAGGTGCTATTTGCTCTTCTATTTCTCCAATAATTACGGAACCATCGTCCATTTCTGTGACGTTTGGTGCTATTTCAGCTTCTTGTATTTCTACACTAGTTACACCAGCAGGTGCATCTATGTTCTCAATTCCGTCTACCTTTTCAATTGCCATAATTTTACCTTATTTTAAATCCAGTTCCTGGTCTTGCTATGCCTCTACCACGACATATATTACCACTTTTTTTGGCTTTAACATCACCACCCATCCCAAACTTCTCAGCTAGATCTGGATTCATCTTTTGTTGTACAGACTCAGGTAGTTTTGAAAAGCCTTTAAACTTTGGTGGAACTGCTTCACCACCACTTCTCATTTCTTTAGCTTTAACTTTAGCAATGGCTTCATTTAAACTAGTACCTGGCATATTACTCTCCTGTCTCTGGGTTAATTATTATTGATCTTGTCATATCTACAACTCCACCCTTACTCATCATCTTAGGGCTTATCATGTTCTTTTGTATATTCATAGCTCCTGGGTTTAATATGCTTGAGCTTTGAATATTTAGTCGTGATGGTTTTGTTCTTACTCTTTTTGGTCTGCCTATCTTCTTCATCTTTCTCATAAGTGCAGCAGCTTCTTTTCTTGATAGATCACCAAAAGGATCAGCAGATGCAAGACCACCTATTTTAAATAACTTTAATTGTTTCATCTTAGTCATATCAATAGTTTTTACTGGAGGTGGATCTGTAACTCTCTTTCCAGCTTTTATCTTACCAAAGTTTTTGCCAGGAACTGGTTGCCCTCTTCCTGCTAACTCAGCGTAAGCTCGTCTTCTATCTGCTTCGTCTGACACTATCTCATACCTTTAAATTTACCACCACGACCTGGCACTACGCCACCCATATTCATCTTCTTAACTTTGCCACCATCCATCATACCGACAGGTTGTGCCTTTGTCATATCAACAACTTCACCACCCATTTCTTTGCTCTGAACTTTACCTAGCATCTCATTCATTCTAACTACGTCAGCCTCTGATACAGTTTTGCCTCCCTCATTTTTTCTTGATAAAATTCTTTTCATTTTTGCAATGTCTGCGTCTGAAATCATTTGTCCTTTTTCTGCCATTAGTAATACTCCATTTTTCTTCTATAAATTGGTTCTTGTTCATCGTCATCAGGAGTAGTGATAAAACCACCCTGTCTAAATCTTAGTATAGCCTGTGTCATCGAATCTGCCAAGTCATCATAATCACCATGAGGAAAACTAGCACATTCCTCAACAACCTCTTCTGCAAAATTAGTATCTGGTCTCCAAACCATACCACTTTCAAATACTGGAGCACAAGCGTTCATTCTTGCAAACTTATCTGCACCTTTACTTGGGGTGAAAGGAGTGACAGGTATTCCCATACGTCTTAATTCCTGTGTTAAAGGTGTGCCACTTGCTTTTTGCTCTATTAATATCATGTCGGGATCATATGCATCGCACAATTCATTTGCTTTTTCTTTAAGTTCTGGAAAGTCCCATCTTCCTTTTTCTGCATCGAGCAAGATGATGGCATCTCCTTCTCCTTCAACAGGTGTAAATATCCCCCAAGTAGTAATAGCACTATAGTCAGAGCGATCATTTTTTGTGAAAGCCGTGTCATAAGACTGTATGACATATGAACAGACAGGTGGCTCACTATGATTCCAAACATTCCACCACTCCCTTTTTATAATAGCACCCTCTTCTGCAGTAGGGTTTTGCATATACTGTGAGTTCCATTTTGACACAGGTATTGAAGACTTAACAGCCTCTAGTTCTTCTTTTGACCAATATTCTTCCCATAACACATTACCTGTGTCAGGGAATATGGCTGGAAACTCCACGACATCCCATTTATCAGCACCACCTTCTGTCTGTTTCTGCAATACTCTTGCAGTTAAATCTTTAATACCCCAACGTGTCATTACAATAATAATTGATCCACCTGGCTGCAATCTCTGTCTAGGTCCAGATGTGTACCACTCATAGATACTGTCAAGAGCTGTTGGACTTAAAGCATCTTGCTCTGATACAGGGTCGTCAATAATACATAAATCAGCACCTCTTCCAGCTAAAGCACCTCCAACACCAACAGCATAATATTCACCACCACCATTTGTAGACCATCTACCAGCAGCTTTGGCATCAGAAGCTAATTTTATATCTGGAAATATATCTCTGAAGTCTTCACTATCAATGAGGTTCTTAACTTTACGACCAAAGCCAACAGCTAGTTCTGCAGTGTGTGTGGCTTGTATTATCTTTAAATCTGGACGTTTACCCATGAGCCATGCAGGAAATAAGAAACTTGCAAACTCTGATTTAGTGTGTCTTGGTGGCATGTTTACGATTAGACGTTTAATTTTGCCATCTGCAACTTTTTGTAATTTATCTGCATATATTTGATGATGCTTACCCTCAATAAAACCAGACCATATTTTGTTTACAAAACGTAAAAAATTATCTTGTGACTCAGATCTGTTCTCAAGCTTTTTAAGTCTTTTAAGTAATGGAGCTACTTTTTGTAATTCCTCATCACTTAAAAACTCTGCATATTGTAAATTGGTCATGCTACTCTAGATAAAAATCTATCCACTGCAGAATTAACTCCACCTGTTCTAGCTTGTCTTGGAGACTTAACACCTGTAATTCTTTCAATTAACTGATTTAAATTACCAGCATCAAAACCTACAGGTCTAAAATCTCCAACTCGTGTACCAAATGGTGATTCAACAACTGTCGGCAATTGATCTAATGCTCTTGATGCAATTTGTCCAATCGATCCAATGTTTGTATCATCATCATCGTCATCTTTTGGCTTTGGTATTACTCTTTCTGCAGGAGATTCAGATCCCTCATCTATATCAGGTGCATTCATGTCCATGCCACTTTGTACTTCGCCAGTTCTTGGGTTTCTTGATCCAGTTATATTTCCATCTCTATCATATATAGGCTCAAACCTACCTGATATTAGATCAGCAGCAACTTTGTCTCTAGCTGTTCTTTCGACAAAACTTAATAAATTGTTAATCATTCCAGGTGGAACACCCAACAAAGTAGCAGTTGTAGGTTTTGAAATTAATGCTTCAATTTGACTAATCGGTGTCCCACTATATGGTTTACCAACTTGCTCCTCAAAGCCTGGAGGTGGAGGTGATGTGTCTACAGTTGGTGTGGTTGTGGTGTCAATATCAAATACTGTGTCAACAGGACCTGGAGTTCTTGTATCTATGTCAAAAACTGTATCAACAGGACCAGGTGTTCTAGTATCAATATCAAAAACAGTATCAACTGTGGGTTGCTGACCTGGTGTCCTTGTGTCTATATCCATTACTGTGTCAACAGGTCCTACTCTACCTGCCATTGTCTCAACATCAGGACTAAATGTTGTCGGACCTAACGCTCTGCCTCTATCTGCCATTACGTTCTGTGATAATAAATCACCAAGAGTTGGTGTTCCTTTACCAACTAAACCTGCCAGTGCTTGAGCTTGTTGTTGACCTAATGTTGTTCTACCAGGTGCAACTGTGCTAACTGTGGCTCCTGGTAAACCTATATTCTGAAAAGTTGGCTGTATGTCAAAAGGATCAATTTGCTGTGTCGTATCTGTTGTAGTTGCAGCAGGTGCTACATCCCTTGAACTCATTAAACCAGTAAAATCACTTGGTGCTACAGTATCTGGGCTTAAAGCAGAATAATTTATTGAATCTAAATCACTTCTTGCATCTAATGAAGCTTGAGCCAAACTATCATCTACCTGTTGTTGCATAGCTTGATTGCTTATACTTACACCAGGTTGACCCGTAAGCTCGCTCATTTTATTGCCAAACATATCGAAAGACTCTGGCTCTACAGTTGAAGCTGGTGCAAGTGATGCCACATTTAATCCTGTTGTTACATCTACAGGTTGTCCGATACCATACGGAGCATCTGCTCTACCAGATAATACATCACTCATCATCGCAGCAGTTTGTACGTCTTCTGCCTTTTGTCCTGCAGGTGTGCCAATATTAACATCATCCATAGTCAAAGAAACCTGAACACTGTCTCTAATTGCATCTTCTAAACCCTTCATCTCAGCAGGATTTGTTACATCAATACCCTTGGATATGCTTGTTAAATTATCTGGTCTTCCAACTGGCATCGCATCTGGAGCAAGTGATACTGATGGAACATTAAAACCACCAAAGCCAGGTCCTGCCATTTGTATTCCAGATTGAGGATTGGCAGTCGCACCATACATTCCTGTAACCTGTGCATCCGTCATAGGTCCAAAGCCTGTCACAACACCTAATCC